CTTGTTGTTCTTGCTCGTGGACTTCGCGGTGGGTTTGGCGGAGCCTCGTAGTCTGGGGTTCTTGTTCGACATGATTGGATTGAGATATTTAACGAGTACTGCGGCAGCACTTCGTGTAATTCCACGACCGTAATTGGATTCGTAAAATCTAGAGTCTGCTTCGAGTACGTCTTGCTGGGTGACCGAGGTTGCCAGTGAAACGTCGTGTTCTAAACACGTTTGATCGAAGTCGTTTAGTGCGGGGAGTGTTGGGTTCGCTACAGATCCTTGAAATTGGCCGTCTGACCAATAGGGTCCGCAGAAGTTGTACTGAGGTATTGTTGCTGATTGAAATGACTATATTTCAGGGCCGGCTCCTAAAACATATATTGCACCAGTGGCAGTGGGCAATTATCATACTTATCAACTGATAAATCCTCGTGAAACAACGTTTCCACTCCGTCCTGCAAGGTCGTTCGTTTGAACGCCTCCTCTAGTTCTATTTGGTACGCAGGTAATATCCCAAATGCATAGTAGAAGCTGCACCGCGTCGCAGCCGCTACTTCACGTGCCCGTGAAATTATCCCCCTCATCCGGGTCAGATGAGACGTGTTCTTCTGCACATGTTGCAGGAACCCTTCCGTGTATGCTCTCCCCACTCGTTTGAACATCTTGTAATACTCCTGCAGAACTGGTATACCAGAAGTGATCGCATGACCACAGTCTCCAACGGCTTGATACCACATTTTCAAGACGTTGTTGTTCTGTACAGGTACAAGACACATGGGATCTTTAAGGAATGAGTTGGTCAAGTTGCGCACCATTACTGGCTCTCCTTCGCACAACACAACACGAGACTGGCAAAACTCAATCTCTTCCAACTCGTATACTGGTGCTTCCACAGTCATGCGGTATCCGGCAGTTTCGAACCATTTTGGCAGTTGGTGCATGAATCTCTCAAGGTCTTCCGCCTCGATAATCACTACACAATCGTCGCCATTGTTCATAAGTTCGCCGTCAACTCCGCGCTCTTGCAGATACGCATATATTAGCCCGCACATAATAATGCAGTTACCCAAGGAGGTGTTCAGGTCACCGGAAGAACGCGTGCCTTCCATACTGAATTTAACCCTCCCGTCTTCGCAATACGCAACACCCTTGTTACGCAGCTGCCAGGATAAAAGTTTCCGCAACTCTTTAGCCTGTGGGAATATATCGTAGTATACTGAATGTTCGAACTTCAATGCTGGCACTGAGGTGTGCATATCAAACTTCTGCGCATCAAGACCGATCGCAACCGGATTCCTGAAACGCCTCCATTTGTCTTGTACTACCTTGCCTGCTTCCATAACATTCATTCCTTTGATCACCGTGTGCCTGGTGTGTCCACCAAATGCTTTGTTGATGCCACGGTACACCTTCTTTTCCAAGAATTTCAGGTATTTACCGAGCACCAAGTTATAGCGGGGGCTACGGGGATTGATGACTCTGGGGGCCTTGCCCAGGTCTTGCTTCTCATACTTCACGAATGAAGTGAGACGCGCGTCCAGTTCAGTCAATGGGTCTCG